TAGTTTCCATCAGCTTTTAGCATCTCACATCTTAAAACAGTAGAGTATGTTTGTAGTACATATTCAACCCAAAGAGAATCTCCAGCTAGATCAAGAGCATTTGGATCAAATGAAATTTCAAAAGACTCAATAATTACATCCTGATTATCACTCTGTTTTTCATAAATATCCAAGACATAAACACCATTTAATGTTGGGTTTGAATGTGGTGTTAGTCTAAGAGAAATTCCATTATAATATTCACCCCTCCCAATTGGATAGAAAACACAGAGTGGGAACGTAGTTGCATCAGGAGCTTCAAGATTAGTTTTAATCTCAGCTTTACTATTTACACCACTAAGATATGTAATCTGAATTCCAGCTGAAGAATCTGTATCAGAAAGAGTTCCATCAATTCTGAAGTTAGCATATGTAGCATCATCTGGAAGAACTCTCATCCAGTATAATGAACCACTTTCACCAAGATAGTTATAAGCTAAATAAGGTCCCTGACCATAATTTTTTCCGTAATCTGTAATATTAGGATCACCAAATTCTCCAATAAACTCACCACGAGATCCAACAAATTTCATAACATTATCTTCACCCTTTGCTGTAAGACCAGCAATAAAGGCAATTGTTCCTGGTACAGCTGCAACATATGCAGATAAGTCTATAATTTTAGTATATACACCAGGTGATATATTCGCCATCTTTGTTTCTCCCTAAATTTTTGTTTGTTGTCTATTTGTCTTAATTCTTCTATTTCTTATATCCTTTCTCTTATACGTAAATATACCAAACAAATAATAGCTGTCTTGTTACTGATTTTGTAATTGTGGGGAATGTGGTTCTAGCATACATATGGAACGGACCAGCGTATCCCCCTGATGAACTTGCTGCAGTAAATAATCCTGCTTCACTTAAATTGTTTCCATTTGCATCATCATTACTAATTGTTACTTCTACTCTAATAATTAAGTATTTATCGTCATTTTCTGAATCCTGTTCAAATGAAACACCATCTAATGGATGTTTAAAATAAAAACCATCATGATAATCACCACAAGTAGAATCAGTAGCATTTATCCCTACTGGTGTATCTAGATCAGTATCTAAATTTGTTGGAGGTATTGGATTAAATGGATCTCCTGGAAGAGCACCACCAGTTCCAAGTCCAAACCAACAAATCCATTCACCTGGTTGGGGATCTACTGCTGGATTGACAGTATTGAAGATTCTGGTCGCTAACCATTCTCTCCCTAAGTATACTACAAGATTACTTCTTCCAACAAGTTTTTTCCCACCAAAGTCATCTATCTCATATATTTCAACAAAACCATTAGGAGTAATTTTCTTTTTTTCTGCTCTATTTCCAATAGAATCTCTCATACATTCACGATACCTGTCTTCTATTTTAATTAGAAGATCTCTTTCTTTTTCCATTTATATTCTCCTAAGTATCCTTTTAGTGCACCGTATAATGATGAACATTTATAATATGTTCTCAATTTATATACAGATGAGTAGAGAAAATCTATATATATTAATTACAAAGAGAAGGAATTTATCTTTTGAAAAGGAGACAAAAAATGCAAAAGTACACAGATGATTTTTTTCTTAAAAAACTAAACGAAACAGGTGACTCTTCAGTTTATGGATTAGCAAAGAAGTGTAGAATGCACCATAATACAGTAAGAGACAGAATGAGAAACTTATGTGACAGGGGGTTAATAAACCAGATTTGTTCTAATCCTGAAACATATGGTCCAAAAGTAAATGAGAAACTTCCACCACCAGACCCGGGACCAGAAGAAAAGAAAAAATTTTTCAACAAGATGTTGGAACCAAAAAATGAACTTACAACAATAGAATCTGAAATTTTGAGTCTTATTGAAAAGAGAAAAGAAAGAAAAATATCAGTCGGGAAACTTTCTCAGCTTCTTGGTTATCATCGAAATACAGTTTCAAGTGCAGCACGACGGCTTGAAACGAAGGGATATCTTGTTTCTGAAAAAGAAGGGAGTCATATTTTCTTTTCTAGAACTGGAATAGAAAAAAATGAAGAAGTTACACCCTTACAAGAAACACGAACAATGTTATCTGTAGGATCTCTTTTAAGTATTATAAAGAATGCATTTACAGATTTAGAATCTCAAGTCAAGATTCTTTCTCTACAGAATGAAACATTCAAGAATGCATCTCAAAAAATGACTTTTGAGAATCGAACTCTAGTAGATGAAGATGCAATCCGCGAGGATGAGAGAAAAATAGTTTTTATTGCTTTATCAAAAGTGATGGGGATTTCTGTACCAATGATAACTGAATGGTACAAAGGTGGGAAAAGATAAACAAAACAGAAATGAGGGGATACAAAAAAAGTATCCCCTCATTTTTTCATTAAAATAACGCAGTTCCACAACCACTGCAGAATTTTGCACTAGATTTAGACTGCTTACCACAAGTTTCACAATACAATTTTGTATTTACAGTAATGGGTTTCTTAACTTCTTCTCCACCCGAATCTGTTCCCCTCAACTTAATAATAATAACATTTGAGTTTTCTTCTAGTTCACCAATATGACCAGCAACAAATTTTTGGTTCGATTCTGAACCTTTTACAGTAATCCCTTCATCTTGTAATGGTTCAAATGTTGGTTGCATAAAATTAACTGATTCAGAAAATCCAGTTTGTTGCTCACCAATATTAGATGTAAGAGAACAATTATAAACAGCTGGTCCATCAGAATCAGTTGTGGTCATTCCCTTACCAACAGTAAAGTTTGGTGAAGAAGATCGAAGTGCAGAATTTGAATCATAGTACCAAGAAACTGTATCATACCACCTACGACCACGTCTCCACCTATGGCAAATACATGGATATGAATAACAATAACTACAATAGTAGATATTCTCATGAATTATTTGTTTCTTTTCTGGTTTTGCTTTTTCGTAAGTGAACTCAACTCTAACCATACCATCGTCAATTTTGTCCCCACGGTGTTCAATTACTTCTTTCGTCTTTTGGATAAACTTAAATTTATTAGTCGTCCTATAACCCTGCAGGAACCCTTCAAGTTCGAATGTGGAGTTAGGCATGACTAATAACGTACTACCGTTGAGAACATCTTGGCCATCAATTGTGATTCTTACTTCTGCTTTTCTGGACTCGAGATTTTTCATCAGAATAGAATATTCTGATTGGAATGGGAGAGTAACAACACCATCATGTTCTCTCAAAATCTTACCATTACTCTTTACGACTGCGACGAATCTTTCTTTATAAGTCATTTTTCAATCCTCCTACAGGTTTCTGACTAAAACCTCAAATTTTTTTAAGTCAGATGAATTTTAAAAAAGTAAAATTTTTTTCACCAATAGATTTTTATCTCCTTTAGTCACCTCCTTTTCCCAGATAATTAAAACATCATATTTATCAAATATTTTCTTTCTTTCTAAACAATGTTCTTCTTCACTTTTTCCTGTTACTTTTTCTGAGTGCCAATAATCACCAAAAAGTTCTATTATTTTATTCTCTTTTTCATTAATAAAATCTGGATTTCTTCCATTTATTATTACTTCTCCATTTCCAACATATTTCCACAAACCAGGTTTTATATTATCAAGTAAAGAAAGTAAAATCTTTTCTGGACGATTTGGTTTAATATCAAGTCCCTTAAGAATTGATTTTATAGTTTTATCTCTATATTCTAAATTACTCCATATTTTTTTAACTGCAAATGATGTTTTTAATTTAGTTTCTTCTGATATAATTCTATTTCTTCTTGCTTTAGATAAGTTTATTTTATGTTCTTTTGTGAATTTTCTTCCTGTTAAACTCTTAGATAAGTTATTTCTATGAGTCAAAGTTTTTATATATTTTTTGTGTTTCTTTCCTCTATTCGAGATAGATATCTTCTTTTTAGTTTCATTAGAGTGTTTATATGTAATCATTTCACAATACCATTTTATTATATGTTCTAAGAAAAAATAAAAACTTCTCATAGAAACAAACCATAACTATATATATAAATAAGTGAAGCTATGAGATTTGTTTTAAGAATTTGTTTCATGTATCACCTTACTATGCGGTGGGGAATCCGGGATAAGGTCAAGTCCCCGATTCCCCACCCCCAACTAAAACATCAAGGAGAGGATAATGAGTGAGATCAATAAAAGGGAAATATGGTATCAGTGGATCAAGATCTGTGGAGATGTGAAGTTTGCATCTCAGCAGTGGCGGTTGTTTTGGAGTGGTGTTAGGGATGGGCAGCTCCATGACAATTGCATCTTTCTCATTAACACCTTCGGATATGATGCCAAGAAATAAAATCGGTCGAGGTCAGCAGGGTGCGTGAGAGGGTAGGGTTGCTTTATAATTTTGGTACAACTTCAATTGAAGATTGGAGTATGTAGGAGGGCACTTCATGCTAGCTCAAGTGTCTAATGTACCGAGGTTCCTGGTAGCAACCCTACCCATCCACCATATAATACATTTATATTTTTTTTAGAAAGGATAAAAATTGTGGGACTAAGAAGATCAAAAGGTAACATGTATCCATGGGTTACTCATATGCATGCAGCTCTCGGAGGAGAATGTTCACATAAATGCTCATATTGTTATGTAGATCATCCAACTAAAGGGAGAGATTCAAGATTTACAGGAAAGATTCGACTTCTGGAAGGAGAAATGGATACAGATTTTGGAACAGGAAGGACAATTTTTATTGAGCATCTAAATGATTTGTTTTCATATGGTGTTCCGGATCATATAATTGAACGTGTTCTAGAGCATTGTAAAAAGTATCCAGATAATACATATATATTTCAAACTAAAAACCCAGTCAGATATTTAAAGACCCCTTCGTATTTATATCCTCCAAGATATATACTTGGAGCAACAATTGAAACCAACAGATCAATTCCTGGTATTGGATTTGCTCCAGATCCATCTCTAAGATTTGCAGCAATGGCAGCTATTAGTAAACAAATTCAAAGGTTCATAACAATTGAACCAATCATAGATTTTGATTTTGATCTGTTTACTGAGCAACTTCAAATAATTAAACCAGATTTCGTAAATATTGGTGCTGATAGTAAGGGACATTATTTACCTGAACCATCACCAGAAAAAGTGAAAATGCTTATTGTAGAACTGGAAAGAAGCAAGATTGAAATCCGGGAGAAACACAATCTTGAAAGAATTTTGAAAAGTTGACAAAAAAAAAGAGATCCGTGTTTCTTTTTTGGATCTCTTTTTTTTTGTTTCTGGCGGAGAGTACTGGAATTGAACCAGTTTGGCTATCGCCAACCTCAGATTAGCAATCTGGTACCTTACCAATCGGTCAACTCTCCAGAATATGTTTCCAAAGAACTTTATCTCTAATTCCTCTTATAGTAGATTCATTTACACCAAAATCTTTTGCTATACTTTTAACTTGTTCTCCAGATGATAATCTAAGTCTAATAATTCTAACTTTATCTTCGTTTAACTTTGAGATCTTTATTTTTGTTCCTCTCACTGTATTATTATTTCTTTCTCTAGAATCTGCAATTTTCCTAAACCTTTCTTTCTTTTGAGAATCTGAAAGAACTTTAATATGATGTTTTCCATGATCTTTTGGACAAGTTAACTCTAAATTATTTTTATCATTATTTCTTTTATTCTCATCTTTATGATGAACAATCTCTCCAGGAAGTAATTTTCTTCCAAGTTCTTCTTCCATTACCATTATATGAATATATTTTACTTTCCCATCTTTATCTATAAAATACTCGTAACCGTTATCTAATGAAATTTTATTTTTTCCGCAGAATGTTTTATGTTTTCCTAAACCTTGTGGAGTAGTAAAATTTCTACCACATTTACAAATATACATATAGTTTTCCTTTCATATGGCAGGGCTGGAGAGACTCGAACTCTCAACCCTCGGATTAGAAGTCCGATGCTCTGTCCAATTGAGCTACAACCCTATTGGTGCTCCCACGGGGAGTTGAACCCACGATTTCCAGATTGAAAGTCTGGCGACCTAACCATTAGTCTATGGGAGCTGATTGGCGGAGGAAGAGGGACTTGAACCCCCAAACCGCGTAAGCGATCACCAGTTTTCAAGACTGGCCTCTTACCAATTAGAGTATTCCTCCGATTAGATGTGTCTTGTGATTTTATAGAGAAGCATACTGAAGAGTGCTAATACTGCGGATCTTATCGAGTTTAGTAAAATGTTTGAATCAAACAAAGGAGATGTAACTAAAATTAAATAAGATAAAACAAATACTACAAAACCAATAAGTAAAATCATACTAGTCTCCTATTGAATCTGATTACTAAGAGAATCTAAAAGTTTTTGTATCATTTCAATTGGAGTTTTTCCATTCTTAAGATTTGCTATCTTATTTTGAAGGTACTCCATTGAGTGCTCAGATGCATACTGATTAACATAATCCATTTTTGGTAAATATCCATGCTCTATTATAAGAATATAAAGAGCATATCTGACTTTAATTTCTTCTGTTGTAAATTCACTTAAGTCCGCTGGTTTATCCCAGAAATCATGCTTCTTATCTTCTTCCATAACGTTTTCCTTTCAACTTTAACTGTTGTATTTATAATTTTTGGTGTATATGTAAATTGAAATACATAAAACTGGTTCGTAGGATCAGCACCATCAAAGTTAACTGAACCATAAAATTGATATGGAAAAATATTACTATACTTGTCAGTTTCTAGTGATGCGGAAACATATCCAGATGCATTCATTGTAAACCAGGAATGCATTTCAGTAAGAAAATTTGAAACCTTTTCGTTTTTCAGAGCATCTGCTCTTGATATTGATAACTGTAAAACTTTCTCTTTTGATCCTTGTCTAATAAAAGAAATTTCTTGAATATTCTTGACTAAATAATCTGCCAGATCTGGTGAAATACCCATAAAAAAATAGTTCCTCCTTGTTATTCAATTTACTATTAATATATATAGAATGTTTTTTATATATAGTAAATCTCGTCAAGGTTTCTATCAAATTCATTATCATCTAAACCATATCCAACAACGAAATGATTTTCTTTTAAAGTAAACCCGTAGTAATCAGGTTCTATTTTAACTTTTCTTCTTGGATACTTATTTATTAATGTACAAGTTTTTATTGATTTAACATTTTTTGTTAATTGTAAATATTGTTTTAGAACAGATAGTGTCAACCCAGTATCAACAATATCTTCAATTATCAAAACATGTTTTCCCGTCCAATCTAAATCGCCAGCGTAATGGAACTCAACTTTTCCTGTTGATTCAGTTCCATCATAACTAACAATTCTTATAAAATCCATTCTAATAGGAAGTTGAATCTCCCTTATTAAATCTGCCGCAAATAAAAGAGATCCCTTTAGAACCGGAACAACAATAATGTCATTTCCCTTATAATCTTCTGTAATTTTTTTACCCAGATCTCTTACTCTTTCTGAAATTTTCTTTTTTGAATATAACAGTTTCATTTTACCACCTCTTTCTATCTATCCAAAAAATAGTTCCTTGTGTTGTGAATGCCTCATACTTTGGAGGTCCTGTTATTCTTTCAATCCAATCCAAACAACCAAAACCATTACATTTATTACATATCATTATAAATGTTTGACTAGTTCCAAGATCAAGAATTCCAGATCCTTTACATTCTTTACAGACTTCAAATCCTTCTTCAAGACATAACGTAAAACTGGTACTACACAATATACAAACAAACTTATATTTTCTTTGGTTTATTTTACTTTTCTTTTTAACGCCCATTGATCTTTTACAAGTAGGACATTTTATTATATGTTTTGTTCTGTCCTCAATAGGCATTTAGTTATCCCCATTGGTCTGCGTGGTTGGAATCGAACCAACGGCTTCAAGATCCCAAATCTTGCACTCTACCAGGCTGAGCTACACGCAGACTTCTATTTATTCAAATAGTGGACCTTTACATTTGTTCTCTGTACAGAATGAATGGTTATAATTCTTATAGTCATCTTCAATTTCTTTGAATTCCCAGAAGAACGGATTATGTCCAACAAAACCATTCTTATCAATCCAACACTTATATGTCCATCCTCCGATGGACGGGTTCAAGCCCAGCCTCTTTAGATAGTTAGTTGTTCCTTCAAATGCTCCAGATTGGAAACCAGTAATATCACCAAATCTACCATAGAAACTTGTGTGAAGATGTCCTGCAGCAACAAATTTAATTGATGGTTTTTCTTTTGACCCGTTTGATATATGCTTAAGTTCCTGTTGTGCAATTTGTTCCATTCCCTTTTGTAATCTATATGAAAGAGCATAGGGAATTCCACCTTTTGGGTGCCACATTCTTAAATGCACGTTTTGCATAATTTCAACATCTGCCATATCAAAACCACAAGCTACAATATCATCTCTTTGTGCTGCAATTGCATTAATGATATTATGACCACCATTTTTCATGAATGCATAATCATGATTTCCACCCATAATGAACCAAGTAAATCCAGTAGGAAGATTTGCCAATACTGATTCAGCTTGTTCTTCTGCTGAATGTGCATACAAATCATATTCCTGTCCAGGATAAACCTTTAGTCCAGCAACAACATCACCAGGAACGAATATATATTTTATTCCGAGTTGTTTGCATGTTACACAAAATTCATTGAGTGCTGTGATTTGGACAGATTTAGAACCAAAATGAAGATCTGATGCAATACCAAAATCAATTTCTTTTAGTTCTAATCTTTTAATAGGTTCTGGTTCAAAGATGTGGTCTTTACTTAGAAAAACTCTGTGGTTATCTGTTGAAATTTCATATCCTAGATTTCTAAAATGGTTAATATATTTTCTTTGTATCTCTAAAGGAGTACAATTGAAAATATTACACATCTCAGATAAATCTACAATTTTTCTCTTTGATAAAATTTCTAAAAATACATCCCTATCTCTTTCTCCATTTCCATACTCAACTTGTTCAATACAATGTTTCTTTTTTAAGTTATACAATACCTTTTGAAATTGTCTATCAGTTCCTTCATAACCCTTGTCTCGACAAAGTCCATAAATTACTCTAGTTCTGGTTCCGTTTTTTACCTCCTCTAAAATAAAATCTTCTAAGTACGCATATTTAGATTCTTTAGCCATTTAATCAGAACCTCCAATCTAAGAGATAATGTATTTTATATATGTTCTATATGTAAAAAAGGTTTCCTTCTCTGAAAGATAATGAAAAAGAGGGTTACAAACATTTAAGAAAAAGATTGTATCGAGGGATACTTTTACGGAGAGTCTATTACAGTAATGGTACAGAAGTCATTATTAAATGGTGAATCGAATATCCAACCAACATCAAAATTAATAAATCCACCACTTTGACCAGCATATATTATTTCACCACTCTCAAAAATATACTCACTATATACATCTTCTACATATGGTTTGTCTGATGGATTGTATCTGTGAGCATTATAATAATCATGTTCTTCATGCACAATTTCTCTTAAAGGATCTGGATCAAAGTCGCATGAGGCACCAATATCAAACCACGATCCACAATCCATTAATTCTCTAGAATAATATACTCTTGCTGTAGTATCTATATCTGGCCAATCATATAAGAAATGTTGTTCTTCTTCATATGTAATAACCAGTTGATCTAGACTATCAATATGTAAATTATAAATAGCAAAAAATTGTGTTTCTGAAGGTGGTCTACTATATATTGGTGTTGCTATTCCGGTTACAGTTTCTGGTGTATCATAATACTCAGCAAATATTTTTCTAACTATATTATACATTCCGTATGGTATTTGACCTGAAGCATCATAATCTTCTAAATACATATTTGCAACTCTATAACATCCAATTGGAGGATCGCTATAAATTTGTGTTTCAATTACTGATGTTGCATCATCCATAACACATCTTAAAGATCCAGTTGAATCAACATAAATATTATAAATTCTTTTTTCACCAATTGCTGGATTGCTTTGAATAGGAACTCCTTCTGATAAAAATCCTTCAAGGAATCCTGGAGCACTATCAGCTGTATCAAAATCTATAATTGTTTCTTGAATAGCCTCAAGATTTGGTTCATCTTCAATTATAATACAATCTAAAAGAGGTTCATTAATAATATACATTGTCGTCATTAAGACGAATCTTGCTCTATATGGTTTGAAGAAATTTATAATATCTTTAACATATTGTAATGATCCTAAACCAAGAACTAATGCTGAAAGGTTTGGTGCTGTTGGGACAGCTTCTTGCATCCAGTCTGTTAAATCTTTTAACATTAAGGATAATGTTTCAAATCCCTTACCAAAACCAAATAAGTTATCAATACTAGTTTTTAAATCTGGATTAATTACAGATAATACATCACCAGCTGTTGAATAATCAGTTAAAAAGTTTTCTGTTAATGGTCTTGTAAATAATGTATAGAATGCATCAATTGCAATTTTTTTATCTTCTCTAGAAGTTGGTCTATAATTTATAAAGTTATCCCAAAGAGTAATAACATTTTCAAAAGTAGTAAATGTACCATCATAGCAATAATATCTATTACTATGAGATCCACCAGATGTTCTATCATAATATTTATTGAAACAATAGATACATGATAAATATAGTTCCAATAACGAAACAACCATGTTTACACTAGTTAATGTAATAGTCTTATCTAAAGTATGTGTAGCTAAGTATGTTGCATATTGATCTTCAACTGTTCTAACTAAAATTGACTCAAATAAATTTGAATCAGTTAAAGATATTCCAGGAATAACACCAAAATAAGGACTTCTTGATGGAAGAGCAATCTTATTAATATTTATTAGATTTAATATATCTGCCTTTGATAACATCCAGTGTGGGTCAATAGATATCATTGATTCAAAATCAATACTAGGAACTCTAGCATAAGAAGAACCAGAAATTTTTGGAATACAATATTCTGGACTAAATACCAATTGCCCACTTGAATTTTTTTGTAACCAATATTCAACCAAGTCTAGATCTGTTAGTCCGAAGTAACTAAGAGATTTAACTATTGATTGTGGTGTTCCTTTAATTTTATATAAGTTTACAAGATCGTAAAAGAAGTTAATTTTATTATCTCTTGTTAACTCTCCCAATGGACCGGTGAAACCAAAACTTCTTATCAACTCATCAATGTGATCACTAGGAAGAGAAAATACATCACTAACTTTCTTTTGTGTTCCGAGAATTGTTTTGTGTGACGCATACCAATCAATTAAATAATTTCTTAACCTCAAATAGTCAGTAGACATATGTGCATTCTGATCTAAAACATTTTGAAAATACTGTCCAGCGGTAGCCTGTTCAGATTTGGAAAGAATTTTCAACACATCGTCTAGATCTGAAGGTGCAGTTGAATCTTTCAGATAACTTAGTATCTTGAAAAAATCATTGATTGAAAACACTAATATATCTCCTTAATCTAATACAACATTTTGTGCTGATATAAAGTCGAATACATTTTCAGATACGTATGCTTCATAACAACATTCCAAAGGATTATTTGGATCAGATATTAAAGTTGTATTATCATATAAATGATAATCACTATCAATCTTCAAACATAAGTATATAAAAATGAGTTTAGATAAGTTAGTAGTAAGTAAACTATATTCTATATCTGAAATTGATGAATGTTCTGGATGTCTCCTATAATGAGATAATCTATCAAGTAATAAAAAATCATCTGGTTGTAATAAAAATAAATTTACTCCTGTTGTATCTGTAGAATCTACACATTCATAATATTGACCAGAAGTTGGATAAACATTTAATCTGGTTTGAATCTCTAATGGCCAACTCCCTTTTGAATCTATTAATTTATACTTGTACCAATATGTAATATATTCCCAAGTATCATCAAATAACATTCTAATAAATGATCTATTCTGATCAAAGTATTCTACCCTCAATGGCGCTGGAACTGGAAACATCCCTTTATTCATTATACTAGTAGATACAAACTGATTAAAGTAATATTGAAGTTCACCCACTAGTCTTGTTGATGCTAGAGTCATTAACTCCATCTCCGTTTATCTTGGTTAAATTATTAGCAGACAACATATCCAAAATATGAATAAAAAAAGTTTCTGGAGAAAGATTATTAAAAGAAAACTGTCTGTTTTTTGCATCTGTAGACCACTTTCCTGAATGATATCTTACACATTCTTCTAATAAACAAACTTCTTTTTCATCAAACAATTTCAGGAATAAGTTTTTATTTTGAACTATTGTATCCCCTATAACTTTATCATGTTTTGTATATGTATTTCTCGAGTACTCAGGATCTTTCAATCCATATTTAAAAGCATCATGTAAAACTACAGCTAAAAATAACAAGTCCGCTTTTTTAGACTTTGGTTCACAATCAAAAATTCTCATTAATTTAGAACAAAGATATGTCATCTCATAAACATGTTCAGCAATTGTAGCAACATGCCCATCATCTTTTTTATGGTATTTAAGAGTAGCTGATGAATTTCGATTCCATATAGGAGGAATTTTTTCTTTCATTGCTTTCCAAAATCTAAAAGCTGTTTCTGACATTCCTTCTTGTAAAATATTATCAATCATCTCCTCGTAATTCTGAGTCATGTTTTTTCCTTTCTTTTTTTCGATTATATATCTTATTTGAATCTTTGATTCTGGATGGTCTAATTGGAATAGGAACTCGTACCTTTACTTTTTTAATCTTCTTTTTCCTCATTTGACATACACTCTACTGCATACTTTGCAGGTCTTTCAGATCTTATTTCTTCAATACCAGGAAAACAGTTTATTTTCTTATTTACAAGAGAACCATCCTTATCAAAGAAATAAATATCTATATTAAACTTCATACCAATTGTATGAAATATTCTTTCTCTCTCATTTGGAAATATAAATAAGAACCTTAAATCTTTTGAAATCTGTTTCTTTTCGAATTTTAACAGACCTCTTTTAATATCTTCATCTTTACGAAAAATTACTAATGGATGACCAAAGATTAACTTTCTCAAATCACTCGAATCTTGAGAAAGAGATTCCAAATACATACTTAAGATATCACCCATTTATATCTCCAAACTATGTATATTGTGTGTTAATCCTCTTCTTTTCATTTCTCGAATTACAATAAGGTGTTTACTTACTAAAAATTTTATAAACTTTTTATCTATATTTTTTCTACTTTTTGCTAATGAAAATAACTGATGTAGTCGTCTATGAAGACTAAGTAATTCTTGGTTAGAAACACTTTTGATACTTTCTGTAGTAATATCTAAAAGTTTCATTTTAAACCACTAAGAGCTTTTAAAATATATGGATATGATGCTACTGAGTTCCAAATACAATGTAAAGTCATTCCAACAAATAATCCAGTTTCTTTTTCAGTTTCACTTCCTGATTGTATTCCTCTATCATAAAACGTTTTTTGAATAGCTGTTGTTGCAAAATGAAATGCTAAAGCAACAAGTCTTGTTAAAATAGCAGCAGGAAGAGACATCCCATAAGCTAGTAATTTAGGAATATATATAGCAAATTCTGTTCCAGCAAAAATGGTTGTATATAACCAAGGGTAATCACCCCTAATTGAAATTTGTTTGGCTATTTCTTCTGTAATTGGAGCAATACATATTGGAACAATAAAAGGTGCTATTGGAGTTATTGGTGTTAGTGCTGCACAAAGAGTAAATGTAAAACTATTAATAAGAATTACAATAATTAAAATAATAATACTCTTATTAATAACAGTATCTCCACCAAGTTCACCAACCATATTAGTAACAAAAGAAATAACCTTTTCAGAAACAGATTCACTTATTTGATTTTGTATATCAGTTCCAGTTTTAATTGAGTTTGAAACCTTAGATCTTATAGATAGAGCTATTTCTTTTCCTTCGTTCTCTATTTTACTTACTGGAATATTATTGTCAGATAAAATCCTTTTCATTACAGAAATATTATTAGCATAAACCCTTTTTAAATTAGAATATGTAGCATTAGAAACTTTATTTGAAACTCTTTTCATATCAGAAAATATAGATTCGTTTATAATAATATCTTCATGTAATTGCATGATATCTAAATAATTAGAAACTGTTTCATTAACCATATTTTTCTCCTAGATTAACTCTCTATATTTTTCTACCTTTTTAGTTAGTTTCTCAATTTCATTTGAAATCCTAATTTTACACTTTGTAAGATCTTTGGTTTTAGCACACTCTGCATTCATCGACTTTTTTAGATATATTATTCTTTGCTCCAAAGCTTTCAATCTTGCTCGACGATAACAAAGAATTTTATCAAATCCTTTTTTCTTAGAACATTGTTCTTTATACTTTTTGATATAAACATCATATAATTCATATGATGCCAATATGATCGAAGCTATTGCTAGTGTTTTAACACTTCTCTTTGATCTAATAACTTTTAACCTTGAGTATAATGATGCAAGTTTTTTTGTAAAAACATCTTGTAAATTAACTAACTCTGTTTCAAATGTTCCAATAATCTCTTTTGCTACTGTATGACCTACAGTTCCTGTATATTGCGAGTACTTGACTCTTGCATCATTTATCTTCTTTTTTATAGAATTCCTTTTTCTTTTGTATTCTGATTTGGTCTGTCGGATTGCCTTCTTTATATCATCTTCTTCTTTAGATTCTTGTAAATAACTTAGATATTTATTGTCAGGCATTATTGTCCCTCTTTAACTAAAAATGCATACCAATGAAATTTATTAGTTTTACTCATATTTTTTTCTTTGAATCCCGGATAATATTTCTCAATAAGTTTTTTTACAATTTCTGTCTCATATGGTTCTATATTTGATCTATGTTCTAATGAAACTAAGAATGCTGTATTTGCTTTGCACATTCCACATCGAGATCCATAGAACCCTTGTTCTTCCCAATCCTTTTGTTTTGGATTACACAGTGCACACTTCGATGACATACAATTATCCTTTCGTATATTTACTCCAGAAAGAGGCTCTAAACTGGTGGGTATTTCTCAACAGAAGCAGCCCTAGTTTCCATTCTTTTAATTATCCTTTTTAATTCTGGAGTTTTATTCCGTTTCTTAGCTGCATCATATAATTCTTGTCTTCTTTTATAAAAATCTGTCATAGTTTTTTCAGCTCTAGATCCTGGTATCTTTTCAACATCTCCCATCGCTTTCATAAACTTATTTGGAAGTCCTTTTTTTGGATAAACTTTATCAATCATTTTTCGATAACCTTTAATTCCTACTGAACTTGGAATATCTCCACCAAAATGCTTTAGTGCTTTATGTACATTTCTTCTAAACATAAGATCTGGAGAAGCAATCTTTTTTAAATTCTGACCAGGAATCTTTCTAGCTAATTGCATAATTGTTGCTTCTTGTTCTTTAATAAGTTTCCATGCTTCAAAGTTATTCATTTTTTCAACTTTGGTTTGTAATTTCTCAAACATTTCATGTGTAATTTTATCTTCGGTTAATGCATTGATTATAATTTCGTGTAAAAAATCTTTATACATATAAGAATCTCCTTACATAATTAATACACCAATTACAACACCAATAGCTGTAAATATTCCATACTGAGTAACAGTAGTCCAGAATCCGGGTTTAGCATCTTTTATCTTTTGTTCACATATTTTATCTTTATCTTCCATCAATTTTTTATAATCATCAATGGTTTGTTTAGAAATATCTACCTGCTCTTTTTGTAGAGTACCAATTTGTTTTAATAATTCAACTTGCTTTTCTAGTTCCTGGGTTTGCTTTTCTAGAAGGTCTACTTGTTGCTGCATGATCTTAGCTTTTTCAAGATCTACAACAACTTGCGCAGCTGTTTCTGCTGGAAGACAAACATCTGGTTGAGATGTTTGCGCATATACAGGACTAACGAGTAGTATAGCCCATAGCATTAAGCCTACGCTTAGTATCTTGAGTGTCTTTTGGTTTTTCCACATTTGCGTAATCCTTCTTAAGTTTCGAATATTTTGATTTGAGACTTGCATATTCTTGTTCTGATTGTGCTATCCTAGTATTTAGAGAATCAATTTCTCCATTCTTCAAATCAATTTGTTCTTGAAATTTCTTCTCAATTTCTACTTGTCTCTCTTTTACAATTTGATCTATGACGCTCTGTCTTGGCCATGTATTAGCTACATAAAAAACAAGAGACAAAACAAGAAGACCAACCACAATACTCCCAATTATCTTTACTAATTTATTGTTCCATAGATTCTTAAAAAATTCTTTCATTTTAAATTCTCCTTATTCCCTTGGATGCATCGAGTGCTCCTTTTCCAACTCTTGCTACTTTTGCTCTAGATGCCAGAATACTCAAAATCTTTTCTTTTGGAACACCTCTAGCTTGGAGCGCACCTTTTAGTAACTCAGAATATTTATCTTCTGAAAGTAGTGATTTCTTCTCATTTATTTCTCCATGTTCTCTAACAATTTTCCAACATTCAAAATCATTTAATTTGGAAACTTTTTCATCTAACTTAATATATTGTTTTGTCGTTATATCATCATTTACCAATGCACCATCAATAATTTCAAATAGAATTTCTTTATACATTTCAGCATCTCCTATAAAATTATACTCTAAATGCCCATGGAGCTGATTTTTGTGTTGCACCAACACCTGCTTTCTTTAGTGCTACTTTAGCTCTAGAAGCTTTGGTAGCTAAAATCTTTTTAGCAACTTTTGGTCCACGAGCAGCAAATAATTTTGATTTATCTGCGGTATATCTGGCTGCTCTAAGAAGTGCTTTATTCTTAAGTGCAACTTTTTTACCAATAGCAGCAACTTGTTCAGTAAGATCTACAAGTTCACAATCAATGCTTTCATTAATAATTTTTACAGACTCAAATTCATTCATATTTGAAATTCTTTCGTTTAATCTATCATATTGTTTTTCTGAAATTACACCTTCCATGAATGCATTATCAATAATTTCATATAAAGTTTCTTTATACATTACCAGAACCTCCAAGAGTAATGATCTTTTGCTAATCTATATTTATCCCCACGTTTGTAAACTTTTTTACTATAATCATAATTGACTTCACACAAATCAAGGACGCCCCAGTTCATTTGAATCTTTTTTCTGTGGCATTCTGATTTCATTAAATCCCAATCCAAAACACCAGCTCTTTGATACTCTTTATATAATAACCCCCTTCCTCCGTTGTAGATTTGATATGATATCCACAACCGTTTAGGGTTCGTCCAGTTCTCTTTCTTTTGAATTGATGCCATATAGAATGCCTGAGCATCAATTGAATCCTGTGCTTTGTATGGATTCAAATCTGGTCTTCCCATTTGCTTTTTTATACTATTCCATGTAGCAGGCATAAATTGTGTAAGACCCATACCTGCATCGAAAGCTGTAACATTTGCTCTGCATGCTGACTCTTGCTCTATTTGACCAAGAGCATACCACCAAGGAAAGTTTCCATCAAAATTTCTTATATGAGAATTTCGAACATCCGTAATAAATTCTCTACATCTGTCAAGACCATATAAATCACTAGTAAAAAAGATAACTAAAAAACTAATTATCAGAAACTTTAGTAGTTTTCCCATCAACTATAATCTCCACGGTCTTTTTTCCAATCCAAAGACCAAATGAGGTTGCAAAGAACCAAGTCATAAATGTTTGTTGTGCTTGAATTCCTGCTCTAACAGGTTCATAAAACACACCAGTTACTATTAAAACTAAATAAACAAAAGTAATTAGTGCATTAATAAATGAACCTCTTAAAGAACCATCTGTATTTAGAACCAATCCCTTTAACATTAACCACCTCTAGTAACTGCGAATATAATTGATGCATACCAAACAATAATCATCAACTTCCTCATGTTATCTGTTTCGGTACTAAATGAAATATATGACCAATATAGTTTTCTTGTAATATGGGCAAAAAGAATACCAGCGGATACAAACAGAATTTTAGCTAAAAATAGAGTTACAACACCAGATTCAGATGGAGGAAGAAAATTAATAGCACCAATAATAACAACTAGTATAAGAATATCAAATGATGTTCTCTTTAAATTGAACCAAAAGTTTTTGAAATACTCTTTCATATTATCCTCCCACTTCTACTATATACTTTATTATTTGTTCTATTTTAAATCTCAAACTTGTTTCTAATTTGTCTTATCCTAGATTCAACACTATTAAAATGACACATAGATAAATTTTCTTTTACAATATTAGAAAAATCTCCGTTTATAATAACCTTTTTCTCGTTTTCTGTTAATAATGTTTCATCTATTTTAGATGTATAAAATGTTGGGAGTAATAGATTAATCTTATTAACAACAAACATTGAAAGAAGAACAGATAATAAATCGTCTAAATTATGGTGTAAGGATGCTTTAATTAACAGTTTCTTATTTTTTAACATTTCGTTACATCTATCAACAATCATATTGTGTATTGAAACAGACTCTAGTAAATCAGATCTAACAATAAAATGCTGAAATATTACATACATCATTCCTATTTCATATGGACTACTACCAGAGTACTTAAACTTAATTGGATTATCGTCAGTGTTGTAACATAATGATAAGCATTTATTATGAATATAATTCAACTCGTTATTTTTTAGAGTTAAAACATGGTTAAACATTACATAAAAAGAAAATAACATAACTTCAAATATAACTTTATGACAAATAATGTTTCTTATATAATCTGAGTTGGAAAACAAGTTGCAAATCTTATTTTTTATTTCCATTATATAGTTAAAAAACGAATCAAATTCAGATACACCAACAAATTCAGAAGAAGTAAGGATGTTTCTTCTTATTAGTAGAGATTTATATTGTAAATATTTTACATAAATCCTTTCAGAAAATATAGTTTCACTATTCTTATCAACAATTTCTATAAAGTTACCAACCAACTCAAAATAAAAGTCGTCTGGATTTCCAACTAGAGATGATTCAGCCTCATATAAAATAAAAAGTTTGTTTTCAATATCTTGCTCATCGTTTAGAAATTTTATAATATCATCTTTTGAAAAAGATGAAAAATCTGTCATGATTATAGAATATAGCTTTTTATCCAATCCAGATAAATTAGATTTCAACCAAAAGTCTGCAGGATTTAGAATACTTCCATCAACATATACATTATTAAACAAAACAAGATCATCTATTTCCGCCAATTTATCTTCTATTGGTTTAATTATACTAAGATATTCTTTATTATCTTTAATATTATTATATATCCTTTCAGGTAACCAGAGAAACATTTTTTAATTACCTCCTGATATTCATAATTGTAGATTGAAAATCATTCCGTTTTCTAAAGTCATGACAATATTCTGAAATAGCAGATAAAATAGATATTGACGAAAAATATATCTTATTTTTTTGATCTTCTGTTAAATGAGACATTATAAAATCAAATGCATCATATATCGCACTAATTAGTTTACAGTGTTCACTATTTGGAATATCATATTTCCCATGTTGTTCATATCTATATATTAAACAACCTCCTTTACAAAAACCTGCTACTCTACAACTTTTACACATTTCGTTATTTAAATAATTTGTTTCAAGATTTGTATAATATTCTGCAATATCTTTATCATAAATACCTTCTTTAACTATAAATGAGTTTGTGTGATAAGATATCGAACACAAACTTATATTACCAGCACCATCTATAAATAAGTTTTGACCAATTCCACAACCACTAAACAATTGTTCACCAAGAACTTTATTTCTATAGCTTAAAAAAAATGTTGCTATAAGTTTTGGAATATAAAAATCTTGCCTGCCACTAAAAATATCTAGTAATATAGATTTTAGGTATTCTAAAACTCCATATAAAACATTATCATAATTAACATTTAGTGGTGTTTTATCCAGACCAAACGAGTACATTATTTTATAATCGTTATAAATTTTATGTAAAGTAACTAAATCATTTTCTAACTTTTTTTCTCTTCCAGTGATTATTTTCTGAAATACAATATTCTTATTATACTTAGACAAATCTTTCAAAGAAAGATTGCTTGATTTAAACATATCAAATGGTTTTCCATTATGAAGAACTCTTTCAGAGTTGTCAACATCATAAGATATTACAATATCAAATAACGGATATTTATCATGTAATCTCAATAATCTATCCTGGTTCACAGAAAACGATGTAATCACACCAAAAGTTATATTCTTCATACTAGGATGGTTATAAAACTTTTCAATTATTCTTTCTATTATATCAACTTTTAATAATGGTTCTCCACCAAAAAAACCAATAAGTTTTACAAACTTTCTTTTAGGTTCCATGCATAGTTTTTCAATAATATATTCAACCTGTTCATAAGATAACCCATTAGGGTTTGATTGATCTACATAGCAATATTTGCATTTTAGTGGACAATTAAACGTAGTATTTAAAAAAATTTCAAATTGCTTTCTACTATATGGAGCTATCTTAGATAATATATTGATAGATTTTTCAAATGGTGTCACATTAATTTCCCCATGTTCTAAATTTTTTAGATTCGTTGTATTTACCAAGTTCGTATAATGATCTCCATGAAATAAAGTTTAAAATTCTCTTATTTATAATATCAAAAGATTTTTTATCTAAGTTTGAAATAAAATCGCTTACTGTATTATACCATAGTTCAGAAATTAAGCAAGTTGTTTCTAAAACTTTTTTATTCCAATCTTCACCAAAAGCAAGTAACCGTTCATATCTACAACCACCATCACAAATACTATAAAATTTACATTCCTTACACTTTTGCACCAATGACAATTTTTTTAGTTTTTCTATTATTTCCCATCTAAAATTCTCACTATCTATATGACCAAAAGAAAAATTATCATCGTATTGAGATAACATAGTACATGGGTATAAATAACCATTTGGTCTTAAAACAATATAGTTACCAACATCACAGGAACCACCACGCTTTCCAGACACTATTGCAGAAATTTTTGATAATATAAATTGTGGAATAAATACATTTAAACCAAAATTTTCAAGATCGGATGAAATATTTTTTAAAACAAGCTCTAACTCACTTTTAAGTTTTTCTATAAAAAAAGAAGGAAATACTACTTGATGAACAATTGTCATATCACCAGTAAACCACGGAAAATCTTTTTTAATGTTTCTAAATGTTAAATAAATTTTAAATAAATCAGATACATTTTGTTCATTTATTACAGATCTTATTTGAATTGGAATAGACTTTTCTAAACTATCATATACAGATTTCAATACAAAATTTCCAACTTCAAATCCATTTCTTAAAGTTCTATTTGTATTATTTAATCCATCCCAAGAAACTTGCAGATCAAATATATCTTTATTTCTTATATAAATTTCATCTATAAATTTATTCCAATTTAATACTCCAGAAGTGACAACCTGAAATGTAAATTTATCTTTAAATTCATTAACGATATCATTAATTAATTCAAGTTTTAGTAATGGTTCTCCACCAAAAAATATAATTTTTGGTTTTGTGTTTTTATCAAATAAAGATGATAATTTTTCTACATACTCAAATCTTAACTGTGTATCATCTTTTCTATTTTTAATATAACAATATACACAATCTAGTGGACATTGTTCTGTTAACATTACATAAACGGTATTTATATACTTTGGAAATCTTTCAACCATGATCTTACCATTTCATAGTTATTCGACAATGTTAAGTTTTTGTTATCTAAATAACACTCTCCAAATGGTAATTTTACAGAATCTACTGAGGATAATCTATTTTCGTAAGTTTTAGTTTCATGTTCAATTTCATTCCAAAAATATTTTTCATCTAATTTATTTATATCCAATAGTTTTATGTATCTATCGTATATATCTTTCTCTATTGTTAATAGTTCACATAAATTTGAAAATCTTTTCATCATATGACCATTATGAACATAGCAAGAAGCTGGACATTCAAAACAGTGAAAATTATTACACTCATTATAATTACACAACGGTTTTTCAGAATATTGATTAAGAAATGAAGCAATAACATCCCTTTTCAAAAATCCATCTTTTACGTTTCCAATACACATTGCTCTATGGTCACCAAAATATACACAGGGATAAATATCTCCAAACTGGTCAATATGTAGGACTCTTCCTAGTTTATGACATTTTGTAGATTTAATAATATCAAGCTGTTTCATATTTTTTTTAGAATAAATCATTTGCCAATTATAGTATGTAAATCTAGTTTCTATATTTTTATAACAAGAAACAAATAGTGACGCAATTTTTTCTATATTTTCTCTAAACGAAGAAACAAAATTTCTATCGTTGTAATTAGCTTCATGAATATAGTAAAAACCAATATTTTTTATACCATTATCAATTGCAAACTTGAAACTATCATACAAATATTTTATGGTAAACGGTGTTATTGCATGAGAAATATAAATATATTTATTATATTTTGAGGAACCAATTTTTTTAATAACATTATTGAAAAATAAGTCAGAAAACTTACTATTTTTAGATTGTCTAGATTTTGACTCACTATATATTCCATCCCAAGATATTGCTGTTCTTTTAGATTCTAAAATTTTTTTATTTATCCAATCCAGAATAATATCTATATTTGTTCCGTTTGAAACAACTGCATATCTAAACTTAATATCTATTTCTCTTTCTAAACGAGTAAACCATTTAACTGCTTCAATATACCTTTCTGGATATAATGTTACTTCCCCTCCAGTTAAAGTTACTTCAACTTCACTATCTAGATTCAATTTCTTCAAAAAAGAAATAAGATTTGAAAAATTTGAAAAATTGGTAAATGTATTTTTATCTATATTACTTTGATGACAATACTTGCAGTTCGAGTTACAAAAACTATTTAGTTTAATACTAATTCTATTGATAACAGAGAACATTAATGTACTCCACACTTTTGGTCGTGACATTGCCAAATATTACATCCTTGGCATGAAACTTGACACCCAACTTGACAAGCAACTTGGCAGCTTCTAGCACAATAGTCATTAGAATCCCACCAACTATCTTTACTATTTAAAAGAGAAATAATATTATTCAAAACATTATATACAGTCTGCATATGAGATTCCTGAGACAACGAAGGGTTTTCTGATAATGGTGTGGGAATTGTTGCCCAACCAGAAGGTGGAATCCAAGAATCTAGTCTTTGACCAAGACTTTTTACGTCTCCAGCAAAACTATTACAATCAGATTGTAGTATCACATCTCCTTGTTGTTTTGGAGTTCTAATCGGTGTTATAATTTGTTGACCAGAAGTTGGATATTTATATAGTCTTGTTGGCCAACTTGGGGGATTGTCCCAAATATTAACAACTCCCTGAAAATTCCTTTCTTGCATTACAGTATTTTCATCATCTGATGGCGTATAATTTAATCTATTTAAATCTTGTTTATCCGCTTTGTCATTCTTGTTTGGAGGACTTTTAGGCATGTTATAAATCTCCAGTTATTCTGTTTTTTATCTTTTCTTTTTCCCCATTAAATACTTGAAGAAAATAGTTTCTAAACGATTCTATTATAAGTGACTCATTTGAAATTAATAACTCATACAAATTGAAAATCTTAATTTGATAAGAAATATCATTTGGTTCGAGTTCTATTATTTTATTAACTTCATTCATAATTTCAATATTAACTTTTAAGGTATTTATTTTTCTGTTTCTTATATTATTAGTTTGTAGTATTTTATTATGGTATTTAGAAACAGTTTCTTTGCATATTCTAACAAAATCACACCAGCTATCAGTTGGTTTATTTATAGAACCACAAACCTCAAAATTTTCAGATGGACATCCACCTCTACAAATATAACTTGCATTACAGCTACTGCAGTTATATATTGAATTATCGTTCTTTTCCCATTGGTGTGATTTAACCTGACCTAAAATTTTAGATTCATCAATTATATCAGTAAGAATATTTCCAATTTTCCAGGAATCTCTTTGGTTTCTTCTAGTATGTGATTGATGACATGGATATATATCACCAGAAGGACCAATTGAAACCCACTTAGTGCTTCCCATTGTACAAGGAACTAAATCCATTTTATGATTTTCGTTAATACATAAATACAAGTTATCATCAATTAGTTTAACACTTAAGTTTCTTTTATTCTCTAGATCTTCATATAACTGTATTACCCAGTTATATAAAATATCTAATTGATCAGCAAAGGTTTTTCTATCATTTTCTGTCCATGGAATATCTGTTATAGGAATCGGTGCTATATTATCAATTCCCATTTCAAATATACATTTAATTCCATCCACCATGTACTTAAAATCTTCAGGTAAAATTGTCATTCTAGCTTCCAGTAAATGGTTTAACTTATTATCAACCAACCGTTTAATATTTTTCTCTACTATATCAAATGTACCACATCTATTTTTATCATGAACAAACTTTATTCCATCAATAGAAACTAATAAACCAACTTGATATGCATCAAATATTTCTATCATTTTATCTGTTAACATAGTTAAATTTGTTGTAATTCCAACAGAAACGGAGTAATTATTTAAACTACAATGATCTAAAAGAACCATTAATTGCTCAAATACAAGTAGTGGTTCTCCACCAAAAATAGAAATTGATAGTTTAGATGGTCTTTCTGAATCATTAATTTTCAGAAAATTAGTCCATACTTTATCAATAATTTCTGTTATATTTTTTGAAGATATACTATTTTTAGAATGTTCTTCAAAACAATATTTACATCTAAGATTACAATCTTCTGTTACTACTATAGTTATACCTTGGACAGAAAAAACATCATTAAAAGTCACCATTTCCTACCTCACTTTTATCCAATGTCTTCCATTAACTTTTATTCCATTCCATTCATCACTTTTTTCTGGTCTAAGATAAGTAGCAATAATTCTTTCTGGAAATTTAATTTTTGTACCAGCATTCATTTCAACAAGTGTTCCATTAGGACCACAAGTTAGTGGTGTTCCTGTTTTGTATTGTTTATCAACATATGCTAAAACAAAACCGCCGATTGAAATAGGAAGTTCTTTTTTACCAAGATTTTTAGAACCAACACCAAATCCATATGTATCAGATACAATTCCTATGATACCATCTTGACAATATTGATCTGAAATTTTAACTTTAAAGTTATCATCCATTACATAAACTCTACCATATTGAATTTCATCAAGTTCTTCTTCTAATTCCAAAAAGTCAACAATGTCATTCCAAACTGCATTAAATATTTTTCCAGAAGAAAGTCTTCCATTAGAGTTTGGTGTAACATCTGGAGAAGTAGAGGTAGACCTCCAAATAGATGCAAGTTTTGTTCCACTACCATTATAGAAATTTATTGAAGAAGATGGATTCGGATCAGAATCTGGTGACCAAGTACTAATAGCAACATATGATCCCATAATAAGAGCATTATGTGTTCCTGATGAACCTGCATCATTTAGTATTCTTATATTAAGTTGTTGTTTTGAACCGGTTCCTCCAGAAACTACAAAATTCCATTTTTTCCAGTTTGCTAAACCATCTGCAACTTCTAGAACCTGTTCACATGAACCAGACGATTCAGCAAGATGTAATCTTCTAATTGGTCCAGAGATTCCAGAATCAGAAACCATTACTTGTCTGTCGCCAACAAAATTAGTAGTACTATCTACAAAACCTCCAGCTATTGGATTCCATTGACCAGAGTGACCATAATACAATGTATTATTAGTAGTCAAATATATTAAACGTCCTTGATATGAAGCACTCCAAGTAGGTAAAGAACTTACAGATTCTACAAGGAAAGCTCCATCCATATCAATTCCATAATGTTTCATACCATATCCTTCCTATATACAAATGTATTTACCTTATTTATAATTTGTTCTCAAAAATTGTGTTACCCCTGACCTGCTTGGTAACATCGCACAAAAGCTTTTTTTCTCTCTTCTGGATTATCTATTTTACTAGCAAATGCAATACACTTTTTTCTATTTCTTCTTTGTGCTGCTAGTCTGGCAGCAGTTAAACCAGTACTAGCAGCACCAACACCAGCAGCAATAAGACCCAAAGAAATAGGATCAAACTGTTCCTCTGTTTCATCAAATTCTTCATCAACAAATTCAGTATCATTCTCTACAAGATAAAGAAGATATTCTTCGAGAATTTTCATATCAAATCTCCGTTAGTATTTATATTCCGTTGATAGTTCAACTAAATACCATTCTGGATAATTTGGTCCTTGCATTTCAGGTACCCAAACAACATTACCATCATCTCTTGTTAAACATTTTCCAGAGAAATTTGGTGTTATAGAATTAACTTTGAGTGTTCCACTACTATACAGAGTTAAATCAGAATTGTTATATAACTTATATTTTCCTCCACATCCGAACAGAACAACTGCATTAGGAGTTGTGTCAAAATAACCAGGTTTTCCAATGTAACCATTATTTCCAACAAACCCAGCATCAAGAGTTATTTCTTTTGTTAATGTTCCATCATATTCGTAAATACGAATATAACCAGAGTCAGGAGAAGTTACAGGACCATCCCAGAAGCATACCCATAATCTTCCACCAACATTGAAAATATTTCTTCCATCAATTTGTGTTACTTCAATTCCAGTTAAGGTTACTACTTCTGCACCAGAACTATCTCTGATATATAAATTATATGTAATTGTATTAGTTCCATCATTTACTCTATATAGAACAGCAAATCCACCATCGTCAGTATCACACATATAAACATCAGTGTGTCCTACAAAATAATCACTATATACTTCACTTGTAAGAGTAGTCTGATCTACAACAGTAGTAGCATCACAATTAGTAATATAATAATTCAATGCTGTAATTGGTGAACCTTCACCAGCTCTTTCTACTGTTATAAATGCCCAGTTTTCATTATTTAATTGTGTTCCGGTATACCACAATGGTTGATTTTTTCCCCAGTCCCAAACACTACCATCTATATACGTCCAATCGACAATTGCTGTAGCATCAGTAGTATTCCACTTAGAGTATTGAACCACGTTTACTTCTCCATTCCATCTTGTCCAATTAGTAGATTTTATGGTATTCAGAGTAAGAGAATATGGGAAAATCATTCCAACACCAGTATTTGTAGCATAAATATTACCACTTGAATCATAAAGTTTCATATAAACAGTTCCTAAAGTCATATCCTTTAGAACTGTTAAAATATTATCTCCCTGAGTATAAGCTTCAATTCCACTACAACCACCATCAGTTCCAGGCAGAACATTAACTTCAAATCCTTTTGTTAATCTCCATGCTTTTGCTGCTGGTAAATTATGTACAGATACTGGAGATGATTGATTATCGGTATTTCCAATTCCTAACTGCCCATAATTATTCCTTCCCCAAACCCAAACACTACCGTCAGATTTAATTCCACCACCCATACTTGCAATACAATCAGAGAATATCGAAACAAATTTATGGCCACCAACTACTGAAACTGGAGAAGATTCATTAACTCCAGCATTATTATTTCCTAACTCACCATATGTATTTCCACCCCAAGCCCAAACATAACCATCACTATCCAATCCAAATGAAACACCAGCTCCAGCAGCTATATCTTTAAAAGTTAAATCAGTAATAACAGAAACAGGACTTGACTGATTGGAAATAGATCCAATACCCAGTTGTCCTGAAGAATTAGACCCCCAGCCAAAAATAGTACCATCAGATCTTAAAGCTAAACAAAATGTAGAACCAAAGCAAACTTTGGTAAAGCTGTGTTCACCAAGAACAGAAACTGGAGATGATTTATTAGTTGTAGTTCCGTCTCCTAGTTGGCCAAAAGAACCAGAACCCCAACACCAAACAGAACCATCAGATTTCAATCCTGCATGAGCAAAATTATTTCCACTTGTAATATCAGTAAATACATCTGTAATAACTGCTGAAACAGGTGATGATCTATTTATAGAAGTCCCATCACACAATTGACCAATAATGTTTCTTCCCCAACTCCATAATTTACCATCTGATTTTATTCCAAATGAAGCAGTTGATCCAGCAGAAACTTTAGTAAATAAATGGTCACCAACAACAGATACTGGAGAACTCTGGTTTGTAGTATTATTATTTCCAAGAGGACCATTAGAACCAGCACCCCAAGACCAACAAGTATCGTCAGACTTAATTGCTAATGTATAATTCATACCTGTTGTAATATATTTCCAACTAACAGATTCAATATTTGACACTGGTTCATTTGCTTGATTTGTTGTTCCATCTCCTAGTTGGCCAGAAGTATTTAATCCCCATCCCCATAATGATTTTGTTGCTGAATCTAAATATATTCCAAATGCCTGACCAAATACTGCCATTGGTGATAAAGCTGTAGCAGCTTGACCACTTATAAATATCATACCTCTTGTTACACCGAGCATAACAATATCTCCCAAAATTTTATTATCTTAAAATTAGATCCAATGATGCTCTCCATTTAGTATTTGTTCCCGTTTTTGGAGTAACTACAATCTTTAAAACATCTCCACCAAGACCAACAAATCTTGGAACTGCTCCCCATTCTTCACCATGGAATCTTTCAGCTCTCAATGTGAATGCTCTACATACATTACAATCCACATCACCAGGAGCTGCTGGTTCAGCAGAAATA